TGCCGAAACGCCACTAAGGGTGATTTTTCAAATGCTTCAGCGTTTTGACCCATAATCTCTTCTAAGTTTTGTAGAGTCTTGTTATATAACCCTTTAACTTTTTGTGCTAACTGCTTGGCTTCTTTTTGTGCGTCAGTGTCACCTATTCCAAATAATTCATCTAATCTCATTTTAATTTTTTCAACCCGTTAGTAAATTTTGTACTATCTTTTCTTTTAATTGCTAATAATAACTTACGTTCCATGTCTTCTGCTATTTGATTATCGTAAGTACTCCGAATTAATGCTATCAAATTCGTAGCACTAACAATTAAATGCTCTGCTCGAGATTCGATTAAATGTACTCGGTCTTTTTCCATTGCAAGACTATCTAATTCTTCAAGTAGTTTGCGTGTTCTACGTTGCACTTTTAATGATCTCCGTCTGTTATACGTTATTTATATAAAAATTTGGTTAAATAGTAGTAGTAGAAACTAGGGGTTATTTAATATGAAAGCAGATTTTCATCATGCTACACTAGCGGCTTTGGCTTATCAAGATCGAAGTCCAGAAGTAGACAAAACATTAAATGAGTTAGGTTATGACGATATTAGTTTTATCGATAACGACGGAGCTCAAGTATATTTATTAAGCAATAAAGACCATACAACTATCGCATTTAGAGGTACAGAACCTGGAGAATTAAGTGATGTTGTTGCTGATCTAAAAACATGGAAAAGAAAAAGTAAAGTATCTGGTAGAGTGCATGATGGCTTTTATGACGAACTTGAAAAAGTTTGGGGTAAAATAGGATTTGCGTTAGCCACTAGGCATAAAGGTAAATCATTAACTATTTGTGGACACAGTTTAGGGGCAGCGATGGCAACTTTGTGTGCTGCTCGGTTGTGTGACCAAGGATACAAATTAGTATTATACACTTATGGTTCTCCAAGAGTTGGTAATAGAGCTTTTATGAAAAGTGTTACATGTTGTCATCATCGTTGGGTGAATAATAATGATGCAGTTACTAAAGTTCCAATGGCACTTATGGGTTTTAAACATTGTGGTAAACTACACTATTTAAATCACTATGGATTTGTTCGTAATGGTCTCAACCCATGGCAGAGATTTAAGGATCAATGGCGTGGTAGATTAGCGGCATGGAGAAAATGTGAACTATTTGACGGTGCTAGAGATCATTCAGTTAGCGACTATGTAAAATATATTGGCAATCCTGTTAACGACGATGTATTAATAGATAAGACTACTAACTAGTTTTTAATCCTTTTAACATGTCATGTAACTTATTACTCTGTATATTCGCTCGAACCTTTGGTTCTGGCTGGTAATCTTCTGTTCCTTCGCTACCCACATTAGATTTAATCTTATTCATCATCTCAGTTGCTTTAAAAGTTTGTGCACCACTTCCTTCATCTTCTTCTCCAAGATCTGTAATACGCAAACTTCCTTCATCCCATCCTAAGTCTACCTTTTGTCCTACACCGCTACTACTTCTAGTTTTCATAAACTGTATTTGATAACGACCACGTTCTTTCATTGCTCTACTTGTAAAAATTCCAATAACATTATCAGCAGTATTAATCTTACTAATACCACCAGCAATATGACTATGATCAAACTCTATTTCTTCAACTGCTGCTCTATTTAACTGTGATGCAGTTACCATGATAATATTAAATTCTTTTGCTAAATTACGCAATTCTTCACTTACATACTTGTCTTTAATAAACTGGTCATTCGGGCTTACTTTAGCACTGACTGGCATTAACAAGTCTAAATAGTCAACACATATAAAATCTAATGGATTACCAGTTTGTATTTGCAATTCTTTTAAATATGCTCTTATGTCATTAATATTACTCTGTGCTGCCATATATTTAATTCGTAAACTTCCTGCTTTCTTAGCCGTCATGCCAATTTTCATCTCAACAGTATCTAAGTCTTTAAATATATCTTTACTCGGGACATCTGTAACCATACTGTCTAATCGCATAGCACATAGACCTTCACTTAATTCAAGTGTTAAATACACCCCGGATAAACTTTGTAATGCCCAGTTGATAGCCAAGTTTTGCATAAACAAACTTTTACCACTACCACTACCACCTGCAAAGATGTTAAGTTCACCTTTATTAAATCCACCAAATAATTTTCTATCTAATGTCGGCCAACCTGTACTAATTTGTCCGTTGCCGTCTTTTAATCTCATTAAACGTTCTCGTGGATTAGTCCAGTATTCAATACCTAAGTCGTTTGTTAAACTTATCTGTACTGCGTCTTTAATAAGTTTTTCAACTGGCTCATATTCGCCTTTTTCGATCATATCTGCGGCTGCTAAAATAGCACGTTCAAGTTCTTGTTTTTTAGTAAAGCCTTCGAACTCTACCATAAACCATTCATAGTGTCCACTTGTTAATTGTTCAACTGGTTTCAATGTTAATCCGCATGCCGCATTTACTTGTTCAATTGCTGGCATAGTACTATGATCTCTTGTATGGTCTTCAATAAACTTTGCTCCTTCACGTAAACTACGATCAAAGTTTTCACTATTAAAAATATTTTGCACCCGAACAAACGTCTGTGCATCACCGAGCATCATTTCTAAAAATAATCTTTGTAAGTCTGTTGTGTAATTAGTTGCCAAGTTTCTTCCTCATCAATTCTATCTTAATTCTACTAGTTTGTTTGGTACTTATAATACTCCATAATGTATATAATTTTCCATATCTATCAACTGCATCACTAACATCTTTTATGTCATTATCCCATTCAGGAAATGATACATTCCATCCATATTCTAACGCCGCATCAACTAGTTTTTGTCCTGCTTCGTCTTTATCCGGTACTACTATAACATCTTTAGCCAAGTTGTCAATTACATCTGCTTGTATTTCACTAACATTATTACTTAATACTGCAACACCGTTAATTTTTAGTGCATCAAAAGGACCTTCGACTACAATAACAAATTTATTTTCTTTGTCTTGTGCTTCTGTATTATATACATACCCAGGTTCCATCGAATTAAAATACTTTGGTTGTACATCTTCTTCAATTGCACGACCGCAATAACCAATTGTATCACCTTTCCAATTAAATGGAACAATAAGTCTACGATTCATATTACCTGCCCTACTAGGGCTCCACATGAGTTGATCTAACTTATCTTCGAGTCCTCTACCTAGTGCGTATTCAGCAGTCTTAGTAGCATACTCATGTTCACCGTCATTTAACCATTCTAAAATTGTTTTAGAATCTTCGGGTAAATCTCTAGTTTTAAAAACTACTTCTTCTTTTTCTTCTTTAACCGGGTTGGTAATATCTGCAACTTCTTTTATACGAAGTGCTTCAATAGTAAGCCCTCGTATTGTTGCTTCATCGGCACCTAACCATTGTAATAGTTTACGAAGTTTATAACTTACTGGTCTACCTGGTTTCCAACTTGCTTTGTAGCCGCAGTTAAAACAATGATAACTTACACTTCCATCTCCGTTTGCAATCGCACCTCCACGTCCACGTTTATCTACACTTTCTCCGTTGTGTACACAACACGGGCCGCTGAAACTAATCCAATTACTTGAACTAGTTGACTTCTTCGATGGTAGGTGTGCTACCAATACATCTTGGATATTGTTTTGCATAATAAGTTATTATAACACAGGTTTACGGGCGATACAAGACTTTTGTTATAGTTCCTGCAGTTTTTACACTTTTAAATCTAACTGCTGTGTAGTTGCCTGTAAAGTTAACCGAAACACTACCTGTTTCTGCAGTATATGTAGTATTTGATAAATCAACCCAATCACTATCAATTAATGAACTCGGATCTGCGTCAAGTGTAATTTGTACTGTAATAGTACCTGTGTAACCAACCAAATAATATTGGGCAGTATGTAATGAATTTGTGTCAAGGTGTGCATGTGATAGTGCATATGAACTGTTATCGTCAGTTGTAGCGTCAGTCATAGTAGCAAATGTAACTGTTGTACTTTCACTAAATCCAACATATGGTGAATCAAGTATAGTCAACTGACCATCTGCACCATAATCATCATCACTATAAATTATTGATAACCTATTTCCACCAATATCTTCTTCATGTACACTATAAATAAAACGTCCAGCATTAGTAGTTGATAAGTCTGTACTAGTTAAAGTAAAGTCAACTTTACCTTGAGTCGCATTCGATATGGTTCCGGTTTTACTCTTGATAACTAAGTGTGTAGATGGATCAACAATGTTTAAAACAAAGTACTTTCCAGTAATATCAACTGCTTTCTGGTCGTTGTTTAGCAATCGTAATTGCACGGTATTGGAAATACCACGGTAAATTTTTAACGGACGAGCATACACTGTTCTACTCCTATTTGCAGTTGATGTATTTGGCGAGTATAACACGCTCAAATACTGTGTTTCTATATAGCCATTTAGTTTTTGCATTGTTATCTAGGTTCCACGTTCTATATAGTATTTATGTCATAAGATGGAAGAATTATTTGGAAGAATTATTAACAAAGTTACTAGATAAATTTCCGTTTTTGAGTCATATCAAATACGGTCAAAATGAGTATATAGGTATTGTTCAGAACCGTGATGCACATTGCACTAGTTTTTATAATTACGAACGCATTAAAGCAGATGAGCTGAAAAAACAGTTTCTCGTGCTTGGTGATGTTTGGTGGTGGGAATCGAATAGAATGATTCCTATTAATATATTTCTTAAACAAGATTGGTTGCTATTTCGTCCGTACCTTACTACGTTTATTTCTAAAGACTGTGAAATTATTGCAGGTCCTAATGTAAGTTTAAGCGAACTTAGCAAGAAACGAACAAAAAGACGCAGTATACAATTAGTTAAAAAAATTGACTAATCACCCTTACCTGGTGTTTCATCAATTAAACTAGATTTATCAGCTACATCAGAATTCAATTGTCTGTTATTTGCATCTGCATCAGGCAATGGATCTCGTTGTACTGTAATTACTGGCCACATTTCACTAAGTTTAGCATTTATATCGGTCCAACGTTCAGATTGTTCTTTATCAAGTGCAGTATCTGGTACAATAGCGCCTGCAGGACATTCTGGTTCACATACCCCACAGTCAATACATTCATCAGGGTTAATTGCTAAGAAGTTTGCTCCCTCGTAGAAGCAATCAACTGGGCAAACACTAACACAATCCGTGTACTTACAGTTAACACAATTATCAGTTACAACGTATGTCATTTATATTCCTCGCATAGTAAATTAATATGAACTGCTACTAAATGTGCATATGCCACAGCGTGAGCTTTTTTAAAATAATAACCACCTTCTGTTGGTTTATCCCATACAGTCTCGGCTATCTCTTTCCAGGGCTTATTTTGTAAATGAGCTTTTGCTGGCCTAATAATACTTAACAACATTGACATTTGTGCTATACTAGTTGGTTTCATTTTTACAATTAGATCATAATAATTACCAATGTGTATTATCTTTTGACAAAAATCTCTACTCTTCCAAAGTAACTCCCATAATGGATCCTGTGCATTTAATTGATCAAGATGTTCGTTACTTTTAACACTTTGATATACTGCTACGTTAAGTAAATCAAGTTTAAAGTAACCTCTATCCTCTGCAGTTTTATAATCAAGTGTTGCAATACCAGTTGACGGATCACTCGGAATATTTGTATAATATACACCAGTATTGTGCTTCTTGAGAACTCCATGTTCTTTCATCATAGCCGGAGTACAATCAATTAAATCAATTGCAGTTTGTCTATTTGCAAAGTCAATATCAATATCAGGTAAATCACTCATAGCCCGGCCTCTTTTAATGCACTTTTGACAATAGCAGTTTCTTGGTGATGCTTAATAAAATTCTTCTTCCAAAAGTCTGGATCAATATATTCATATATCATAGCAAGTTGTTCTTGTGATATCTTACTTAAAAAATTAACACCTGTATCACAATTAAATAATACCCATGTACTTACTCTACCATAAACAATATGCTGACAAATCTTATTTTTATTAGCACTAAAGAAATAACTGTTTAATTGCACACTTTGTTCATCGGCCCAAGTTTCCATAGTTGTCAAACTTCTTGCAATAGCGTCTTGCCAACTTTCAACTTTTAGATGGGCTACAAGATATTCCTGATAATGTTTGTCATAGCACCATTGATCTAACTTGATGTTCTTATCAATAACCCAATCAATAAATTTGCTGATATTAATTGCCCGAATACCAACTAAATGTGTTCCAAATTTAACAAAGGCATTATAGTACGGACTGTTAACAAAATCTCCGTAAGTCTTCTTAGCACCATTTGATCCTTGTGTTCTACTGTAGAATCTCAGATAGGCTTGTAATCCTAATTGTACATGTTTATCTTTTTCTTGTAGCCATCTGCGTTTTTGCTCGCATGAATGACTGAACAATGTTTTCTCCTTAGAGAACCCTCGTGTACAATACTTGCAAATAAATGGTTTATCGGTCACTGATCGTGCCTCTGCAGTTTCTTTTGCAATTGACATTAATGTATTCATAGTAGTTCTTTAAGTTTCTTGTCATCATATCCTAGATCTTCAAGATATTTTTTAACATCTGCTTTGGTATTAAGTTTTTCTAATAGTTCAATTTCATCTGCTTTAGCATTCGGGTATAAATGGTTTAATGCTTTACTAATTTTATTCTTACTAGTAACTTTTTTCTTATTTGCAATCCATTCATGAAATGCACTACCCATTCCTGGGCTTGCACTAGTTAATAATAACCACTGCAACTTAGGATGCTTACCCAAGTCAAAAAAGTATGTATTAACCCGTTTATTTGTAGCAATAAGCCACCATTCCTGTAGTTCACTAGGACCTTTAACACTACTAGCATAACGGTTCATAAGAAAAGGACTAAATGCTTTTTTCTCTTCGTTGGATAAACTGTCGTAAAATTTTCTATCTTTACGATCCATAGCACTTAATACTCTGTTTAGTGGAAGTTTACTTGCCATAATTAAAAATACTCTGCATATGTTATTTCAAACAACGTAGCATCATCAATGTTTTCAAAACTAATGTGATACCATCTGTTGTTTCTTTCATCCCAATCAATTGTTATACTTACTCCTTCATTGACCATTTCTCTATCATTAAAAAAGTTGATAACATTCTCAATCAAGGGCCTTTGTGTTTTATTCCAAATCCGTTGGTTATCTCCACTTAGTGCTAAACTATAACACAAGTTTGAAGTTTTTACAATATAATTCTTACCAAACTTTTTCAACATCCACTATTTCCGACGCCCTGCTTATCTCTTCTACAAAGTATGCACATTTAGGTTTTGAACCACCTTGTAACGGAACTGCTAATAGTTGCCCAGGTTTAAGTTTTGGAAAATACCAACGTACATCTTGGTATACGTCTACAATCTCTACAGGAGCAAATGTTGGTCTAAAGTCACTTCTTGGATTAAACACAAATGCATGAAATCCTCTGTCATTTAAACTTGTTAACGGAATAACTTCTAAATCGCCGTGATCAGGCTCTCCTATGAGCATCATCCAATCACGTGGCATTCTAATTTTATATTCACCTATCTTTAATACTAGTGCCGGACTATTAAAACTTTGTAAAAATATTAGTGGAATAAAAAAGTAATCAGGTTCTTTTGGATTACTATTATCTAATACTGCGAATCTCATGTCATCTACTTCATCGGGCAGATCATTCATCGAAAATGTTGTGTTCTCAAGTGTTAATATTTGCATTAATAAACCTCTTTAATTTTATCAGCAATTCCATATCGGACTGCCTCTTTAGCACTAAGCCATTTGTCTTCAGGAGGAAGTAATACTTCACGAATAACCTTTTCCTTGAGTCCTGTGCATTTTTTATAATGTTCCATCATGCGTTCACTAGAGAGTTCAAATTCTCTAACACGGGCAAACAATTCGTGTTCTTTACCGCCGGATCCCCAACTATACTGATGAGATAAAATACTAGTATTTGGTGTTAAAATACGTTTTCCTTTTGTTCCTGCCATGAATGTTAGTACACCGCAACTAGCAATAAGTCCTAGTCCAACAGTTTTAATTGGAATAGCACTACCTTTCATTGTATCAATTAATGCAAAGGCTGCATGTACACTTCCTCCGGGACTATTAATAATTAACGTAAGTTCCTTTGGACGTTCGGCTGCTGGCAGTAAATTTTTCTCAATAATCCATTGCACAATAGGCTTAGTTGAATCATATTGAAAGGCATCTGCCATGTAGTATATTCCAGCATTCCACATAAGTTCGCCAGGCTGCCTAGCTGCTGTTGCGACTGGTATTTTTGCTTTATTATTGGTCATTTTGTTTTATTTCCAATCTGTTTTTTGTAGCACAAATGGATATTTGGCTTCTTTGTAAAATTGTTTTCTTTTAGTTAAATGTCTTTTTGCATATTTGCATGTACTTGTTATATCCCATATCTTAACATGGTCT